CACCAGGTAGCATCCCTGGCCATGACCGGGAAGATCAGCAAGCCGAAGAAGCCTCGCGGCGCGGCCAAGAAGCCACCCAAGGTCAAGCACCCTAAGATCCGCACCACCGTGCGATGACCGCCCTGGCGCTCGCTGTCATGGTGCTGGCGACCGCCCGGCTGACCCGGTTGGTGACGACCGACGAGATCACCCACCACTTCCGGCGGAGGTTGAGCACCCGCCGCGAGACCGAGGGGCCGACGTTCTGGGCCCAGCTGGTCTACTGCAACTGGTGCGTCAGCGTGTGGGTCGCCCTGGTCGCGGCGCTGGTCGCCCGAGGCACCGGACTGGTCAGCACGTGGTCGTGGGTGGTGTGGGCATGGTTGGCGATCGCAGGCGGAGCCGGACTACTCCTAGGGTGGCAAAGTGACTAGACGCAAGGACGAACAGCAGCGGCAGGCAGTACAGCAGGCGGCGGTGGCCATGCTCGACGCACCACCACCGGACGGACGGACCGAGTTGGCCGGGGTGCCCCGGCTCGTCCGGGTGACACGGGAGAGCGAGCGGGCCGAACGCCGTAACGCCATCCGCAACCTGTTCACCACGAAGCAGTCGACGGTGCTGGCCGGTCGCCAGGAAGGCCTGACCGCCAGCGCCATGGTCATGGACCCGACGGCCTTCAACGCACCGAGCCCGAACGCCGTCACCAGGACGTGGCAGCACGCGGCCTACGGTTATGTGAACACGGTGGGCGAGTTGAACGCCGGGCGCATGTACGTGGGCAACGCCCTATCGCGCTGCACCCTGGCCGTCGGCAAGCGGAACCCTGACGGATCGGTCGAGCAGGGCTACGACGGCGAGGAGCCGGTGGCCGACCTGGACAGCGCCGTGGCGGCGGAGGCGGCGGAACTCATCGCCCAGATCCAGGCCAAGCGGGGCGGCCAGAGCGAACTGCTGCGCAGCAGCGGCGAAAAGATGTTCGTCGCCGGTGAGCTCTACTACGTGCCGGAAGACACGCCCAGCGGGATGATGTTCGATGTGCTGTCGACGCAGGAGCTACTGCGCGACGGCAATACCTGGACGAAGTACCTGGGCCCCGGCTATGGGGCGGAACCGCTGCCGCCGGGCGTGACGCCGATCCGGGTGTGGCGGCCCGACGGTCAGTGGAGCATGCTCGCCACCAGCAGCGTGCGCAGTTGCCTGGAAATCCTCGAGGAACTGGTGGTGCTGACCCGACTGGTCCGCTCGTCGGCCATCAGCCGCATGGCGCTGGCGGGCATCCTGGTCATCCCCGACGAACTGGACAACCCCGACGAGGAAGTCGGGCCGGACGGCGGCATGGCCGAGGCGACCAACCCGCTGGCCGTCGACATGATCAACACCGGGGCCAAGGCCATCGACGACCCGGCCAACGCGTCGGCGTGGATGCCCTACATCATCCAAGGCCCGGCGGAGTACCTGGCCCACTTGCGACACGTCCCGTTCGAAGCGGCCAGCCAGGAGCAGGTGATCGAGCGCACCGAAGCGTTGCAACGGCTCGCCCAGGGGCTCGACCTGCCGGTGGAGGTGATCCTCGGCCACATGAACACCACCTTCACCAACGCCCAGCAAATCTCCATCGACACGTTCCGCATCCACCTGGAACCCACGCTGCAGCTGATCTCCGACGCCCTGACCGTCGCCTACCTCTGGCCCGCCATGGCGAAGGCACGCGGCATCGACCCGACCCACCTGGAAGGCGACAGCGCCTACCCCGAGGACATCCTGGGCGTGGCCGTCACCTACGACGCCCACCAGCTGATCAGCCAGCCGGACCGCACCAAAGAGATGATGGACGTCTACCACTACGACCTGACGCAGCAGACCATCAAGATCGCCGAGATACGCGACGCGCTCAACCTCGACCCGGCCGAGGTCGTCGACCCCGAGGAAGTCGCCGCCCGTGTCGATGCCATCCGCCTCACGAAGATCAGGGAGACGATCGCCGCACCGCCCAGCGACGCCGCCGTGGGCATCGAGTCCATCGACCAGGCCGTCGTGCCCGGCCAGAGCGCCGGTGCCCAACTGATCGAGGCCATCGGCACCGACGACAAGCGCGGCGGGCCTGCCCCCCAAGCACCGGCGCCGTCGACCCAACCAACCCAACCACCCGCCGTAGCCGCGTCCGCGTATAGCGGGGCGGAGATTGTGGTGGCGCACCGTATAGCAGGAGCGGTCGAAGTGACCGCCGCCCGCATGGTCGAACGGCTCGGGGCGAAAGTTCGCGCCAAGGCCAAGCCGACCGAGCGAAGTCAGTGGGCCGACATCGCCAGCGTCGACCTGCCACGGGTGCTCGGCATCGACCAGATGCACCGCATCCTGGCCGCCGACGTCGACAAGACCCTGGCGACCGAGGCGGCATCGCTCGCCAGTCACGCGTCCGACTGGGCAGCCGCCGGGGAGATCCCGCTCGCCCTGGCGATCGGTCGCCGGGCGTCGGACATGGCGACCTGTCTGGCCCAGGAAAACATCCGGTCCGGGGCGCCGATGTCGGTGGCGCTCGACACGGTGTTCGAACTGCTGGGGCTCCCGGTCGCTCAACCGGTCGGCTGATGGCACCCCGGCGGCTGATCCCGAAGTCCGACGTCGACCGGTGGGAGGGCGAACTGCGGGCAGCCGTCAGCGCAGCGATCGACGAGATGCACGGCGTCGTCCTGACCCACCTGGCCCGCACCGTGCAGGCTCCGGTCGCCCTGGTCGCTGCCAGCAGCACCAAGAAGAAGATCGCCGTCGGCGCATCCGCCGGGCTCGCCGTGTGGTCGGTCACCCGCTGGCGCCAGGCTGTGCGATCCAACGTCGCCCCGGCCGCCCAGAAGGTCGCCACCGAAGCCGCAGCAGCCGCCAAGGCCGCGTTCCCACCGGCTGCCACCTGGGGGATGCCCGATCCGTCCGGTGCCATCGCCAGCGGCCTGGTGGCCCAGGTGACCACGGCAGGCGACTACCTGGGGGAGCGGCTCAACCAGGACGTGGCGACGGCCAGCGACCCGTCGGCTGCCGCTGCTGCCGTCTTCGCCACCGCGGTCGCCATCGTCGGCGGTCAACTGGCAGCCAGCGCGGAGGGCGCGGCCAACGCGGCCAGCGCCACCACGTCGACGTTCCTGTCGACGGCGGCCAGTCCGACCGACACCACCGGCGCCACGCAGACCTGGAACGCGGTGGGCGACGACCGGACCCGAGAGACGCACGCCGACGCCGACGGCCAGGAGGTGCCGCTGGGTGACTCGTTCGATGTGGGCGACGACCAGCTGGCCTACCCCGGCGATCCGCTGGGCAGTGCCGAGGAGACGATCAACTGCCGGTGCTGGTTGACCTTCGACGGTGTGGAATCACAGGCCCAGGAGGACGCGGGCGACCAGGAGAACGAAGGCGAAGGTGATGGGTAGTCGAGCCGCCCCGCTGGACACCGACCCCAGCGCGAGCCCGTTTCTACCTGTCGGCCTGGCACTTAACCGGTAGGCGACTCGACGGGATCACTGTATCTGTATACCGCCCCCAGCGGCAAGTTCCGCAACGGTGCGTGACACGCGTACACGCGGTGTGCTTCACTGAACCTCGACACAGGGAGGTCCAATGCCACCGACTGATGACGAGCGCGCCGACGCGCTGCGGGTACTGACGGAGCTTGCGGCTCCTACCGGGGAGATGACCGGCGAGACGGAAGCGCTGGCGGCCATCGCCGTGCACCACACGGCCACCGACGACGGTCCATGGGACGGTCCCGCTGCCGAGGCCCACCTGAGCAACGACGACGGCGCCACGCAGTACCGGGAGGCGTTCGCCTGGGTCGATCCCAAGGCCGACCCCGACACGAAGGCGGCCTACCGGTTCATCCACCACGACGTGTCGAGCGACGGCAAGGTGGGGGCGGCCAACGTCAAGGCGTGCAGCAGTGCCATCGGCGTACTCAACGGTGGGCGGGGCGGCACGACGATTCCCGACGGTGACCGCAAGGGCGTGTTCGCCCACCTGGTGGCGCACCTGAAGGACAGCGGCGTGAAGGCGGAGGACCTGCCCGAGTTGAAGACGGCGGCCCAACTGGAGGAGCCGTTCGCCCATGAAGTGTTCAGCGGCACCCACAGCCATCCGCACAGCGCCTACGGGCAGCAAGGCGACGACGAGACGCACGACCACAGCCACTCCCACGACGGCGACAACAACCACGGCCACAGCCATGCGGCGCACAGCGCGACGGCCAGCGACATCCGCCCGACGGACGGCGCCATGAGCAGCCCAGCGCTCGACGCGCTGACCGCGGCACCCGGCAACGACGTGCCCAACATCGTCACCAACCCCGGCGGTCAGTGGCACGCCTACACTCACGTCGAGGGCATTCGCACCGATGACGGTCGGGAGATCGCCATGGGCGCCACCCAGTTCCCCGACCTGCCGGTCAGCCTGCGGTTCCTACAGAAGGACGAGGGCGGTCACTTCGGCGCGGTCACCTGTGGGCGCATCGACACCATGGCGATGATGGACGTGGACGGCATCACCGCCTGCTACGCCACCGGGGTGTTCGGCACCGACAAGGCTGGGCAGGAGGCCCAGCTGGCCGTCGAGGAGCAGACGCAGCGGTTCATCAGCATCGACCCGCGCGACGTGCAGGGCGAGTTCATCGAGGTGCAGGTGTCGTCCACCGGCATCGGCGGCGGCGGCATCAGCCTGTTCGACGACGGTGACACCGACGCCGAGTTCGACGGATGGTTCCGCATGACCAGCTTCGTGGTGGGAGCGGCCACCATCGTGCCGATCCCCGCTCTCCAGCAGGCCGTGATCACCATGGCCGACCAGCCGTTGCCGTTGGCCCCGCTCGCCACCGAGCGCGCCGCACCGTCCATCGTCATCACGGCCAGCGGCGCGCCCATGGAATGGCCCGATGTCCCGCCCGCCGAGTGGTTCACCACCGAGCCGCCACGGGTGGGCGACAGCCGCCTGGTGCGCCAGCCCGACGGACGCCACGCCGTCCCGCTCACCGTCACGGACGACGGGCGCATCTTCGGCCACGCCTGCTACTGGGGCCAGGACCACACCGGGTTCCCCGGCCAGAAGGTCAAGCCGCCGCACAGCGACACCTACGCCTACTTCATGACGGGCGAGGCGATCGTCGACTCCGGAGATTTCGACGACGACGGGAAGCCGGTCCTCGACCGGATCCCGGTCGGGAAGATCACGATGGGATGCGGACACCCCGGCGTCCAGGGCGTATCGGCGACGGCGGCGAAGGCCCACTACGACGGCGGCTACGGAGCCGTCCAGGTCGCGAACGTCCGGGCCGTAGAGGACGACTTCGGGATCTGGCTCTCGGGCGCGCTCTGCCCGGCGTGGTCGGAGGAGAACCCAGGCGGTCCGACGGCGGCGCAGATCGCCCAGTTTCTCTCGCTCGACCTCTCGCCCGACTGGCGGAAGCAGGCCGGGAAGCTGGCGATGATCGCCGTCCTCGCCGTCCCCGTCGGCGGCTTCCCCGTCGCTCGGGAGTCGCTCGTCGCCTCCGGGCTCTCCTCGATGACCGAGGAGGAAGCGGCCGG